GCGTATATGCGTCAAAAAACACCTATCCTAAGAAAATCAGCATAGGCGGTAAGCCTTGCACGAAAACACTTGAAAAGCACATCAGCGTACTGATACACTGGACGGACAATCCGACTACAGCCGAAAGTGCGGCAAACGAAATACTTGATAAGCTGACCGATGTACACGGCTATAGTGCCGGAGGGCACACGGTCGGCTTTTTGAGTTGCAGTGAGGCGCATAACGCAGGCAGAGATGAAAGAGGTATCTGCGAGTACGTTATTGATGTGACGGTTTATTACGAAAGGAGTAATTAACAATGGCTAACAAAACAGGAGTATATCCCGTATATGAAAATCAGTTCAAGATTGACAAGACAGGCGGAACAGGTGCGACAGCCGAGAATCTTGTAACTATTGCCGATATGGAGAGCTTTTCGGTTTCCATTGACGGCAATGTCGAGGAGTGGAAGCCGTTCGATCAGGAAGGCTGGACAAGAAGACTTGTGACAGGTAAGGCGCTGACCGTCAGCGTATCCGGCAAGAGAAACATCGGTGACGCAGGCAACGATTATGTTGCAGGACTTGCACTTAAGACAGGCGCAGACAGCCACACAACTGTAGTGTGGACGTTCCCCAGCGGCGCAACGCTGACAATACCGTGCGTTATAAACGTGACGGAGTGGGAATCGGGCGACTCCACAGCGGTTGCACCTCTTGCATTTGATATTATGTCGGACGGCAAGCCCACATTTACAGACGCAAAGTAAAGGAGATAAATACAATGGCTAAGATGTACACACTTGATGAAAAGCTACTCGTAGGCGTTCCCGAAATACGCATCGGAGAAAAGGTCTACAAGGTAGACGATCGTGAAAAGACGGTCAAGAAGGTAATGGCACTTTACAATAACGGCGATAAGAAGGACATTGAAAAGATTGACGAGATGTTCAAGCTGGCGTTCGAGCCTGCCGCCGCTAAGGAGATAAGCGAAATGAATATGCCGTGGGCGGCATATCAGAAGCTGTCCGAGATAGTAATATCCGCCATGACGGGACAGGAAGATACCGAGCGATTTCACGAGTAATGAAGTCTGGTACGACATCGAGTATGACCGTGAGCTGATACGTCAGTCGATAGCAAAACAGTATCACATACTGCCGTCCGAGCAGGACGATCTGCACTATTCTGACTGGCTGAGCCTTGTATCCGGCATTATGAATGATACTCCGCTCGGTCAGACAGTGCGGATACGAAGCGAGGATAACAAGGAGATGCTCAAACACTTTTCGCCGTATGAAAACCGCATACGGCGGGAGTGGGCGGCATTCAGAGCGAAGAAACAGCTTGCAGAGAAAACTCCAAAACAGATACAGAGCGATATAACGGCTCTTGAAATGATGATAAAAAAGGCATTCGGGGGAGGTGAGTAAATGGCTGACGGAAACGGTGCGTCAGTAGGCACTATCAGCCTGTCGCTGATAATAGACGCAGAGCTTGACAAACAGCTTTCGGCTTTACAGAAAAGCATACAGTCGCAGTGGGATAAGGTCGGTGAAACCGCTGAAAAGGCACTTACCGACAGTGTGTCAAAAGCCGCCGATAAGGCTGTAAAGCCTGTTGAGGAAGTCGGCAAGGCTGTAGAAAAGACCGTGACGCAGAGCGTTGAAAAGGCTGTGCAGAAGGTCGAAAAGCCCGCCGAAGAGGTAGGAAAGACGCTTGAAAGCTCTATATCCGAAAGTGCCGAAAAGGCTTCCGAAACTCTGGAAAAGGCGCTTGTCGAGCCTGTAAAGGAAGCGGAAAAGGAAGCAGAAAGTCTTGGCAAAGCGATAAATAACAAGTACGAGTTCGGACCCGGTTATAGCAAAGAAGCTATGGATTTCGTGAACAACTATCAGCCGAAAAGCGATAAGAAGAAGTCCAAAGAAAAAGAGGAGATCCCCGAAATTGATGTCGGCAGTTTTGAAATTCCTTCCGAACCTATCGACCGTCTGAACAAAAGTCTTGAGCTGACTAACGAAAAAATAGAGCTTGCACAGGAGAAGTGGAAACAGCTTAACAGAGAAATGGCGGCAATGTCTGATAAAGACATGGCAGGCGAAAAGGGCAATGCCATAATAGAAAAAATAAACGCTGTTGAAACAAGTATGCTGAAACTGCAGCAGCAGTCCGAAGCTACTAAAGCCAAGATAGATAAGGCAATGCAGGCGGATGCAGAAGCCAAAAAGCTGGCTGAAGCCGCACGGCAGGCTGCCGAAGCGGTAAACAAGATACCTGAAAGCACAAACAATATAAATCTGCAATCGTTACCTGTCATAGCGATGCTGATAGACAAAATGCTGCAGGTTAAAACAGCGGTAACAGAGGCTGCTGCATCAAACGAAAAAGTGCAGAGTGCGGTAGAAAAAACTACCGCCGTACTGGATTCGGGGTGTAAAAAGATTGAGCAGGTGCTGGAAACGGCCGATAAGGCGGCAAGCAAGATAATACAGCCTGTTTCAAAGGTGAAAAACACGTTGAAAACGGTAGGCACGGCGGTAAATAACTCGGTCATTGCTCCTGTGAAAAAACTGGCTTCCTCTTTTGCAAGCCATTTTAAAAGAGCAGAAAAACCTGTTGATAACCTTGAAAAGTCGGTCAAAAAAGTAGGTGCTTCTGCTGAAAAATCGCTCGGCAAAGCAAAAACTTCTGCCGGTGGATTCGGCAAGACAATAGGCGGACTTGGTAAAAGTGTCAAATCCGCACTTAAATCTACGTTTCTTATGGCAGGGCTTTATGCGGCGTTTCGTGGCATAAAGTCGGTAATGTCGGATGCTATCGGTGCAAACGAGGAGTTCGGCAACAGTGTAAAGCAGATAAAGGGCAATCTTCAGGTTGCGTTTACGCCTATAGTAAACGCTATCATGCCTGCGCTTAATACATTGGCATCCGGACTTGCCACAGCAACCAAAGCTATAGCGAGCTTTATTTCGGGGCTGTTCGGCACAACGTATAAAAAGTCGCTTGAAGCGGCAAAAAAGGTCGAAGCTGTCGGAAAAAAGGCTAAGGAAAACAGCCGTTTCCTTGCAAGTTTTGATGAGATGAATGTTGCTTCAAAGGACGAGAGCGACAGCTCCTCCTCTGATCTCTCTGCACTTGACAGCGAGGGCGATAAGACAGCCGAGGGTATCGGAAATAAGATTCGTGAGCAGATTAAAAAGGGGTTTGCTCTGCTGAAAAAGCAGTTTGCAAACGTCAAAAAGTATTTCAATACAAATTTTGCTCCGATATTTGCGGAGATAGGCAAAAAATTCGCACCCGTTATAGAGGGCTTCAAGGATAATATGAGCAAGGCTTGGAGTGATATGGCAACTCTTGCCGAACTGTTCAAGAACTATTTTACAAATAATCTGACTCCGGCGCTTCAGACAGCGTTTAAGTCAATAGGTACGATAGCTTCAGGGCTTGGAGATACGTTTAATCTTGTGTTCGGTCAGCTGTGGGATAACGTTATTTTCCCTTCGCTGAACACAATGATAACAACCGTGTTACCGTTGCTGACAGATCAGTGGACGGCGACCGCAGAGGTTATGACGACGCTCTTTGAAACCGTCAAGACAATATTCGACGAGGTTTTTGTAACCGGTGTTATGCCGATACTGACAACCTTGCAGGGCGTATGGAGCGATTTGTGGATAACCTCGGCAAAGCTATGGTCGCAGTATGGCGAACCGATGATGGAAGCTATTCAGTCACTTATAACTTCAGTCGGTGATACAGTGCTGACGGTCTATAAAGAGTGGATACAGCCCGTTATACAGTGGGTATGTGACCTTATAAAATCCCTGTGGGACAAAGCAATAAAGCCTGTCTATGTAAAGGTCGTTGCCGTTGTCGCAAAAATCGTAGATTGTGTAAAAGCGGCATGGAATTTTCTAAAGCCGTTTGTCGATTGGTTCGTAAAAACGTTGGGACCCACGATAAAAAATGTACTGGCAGCGGTCAAAGGCGTTTTTGACACTGTATTTGCCGCTATCGGCGATATAATCGGCGGTATTATTAAGACCTTCGGCGGACTGATAGACTTTATAACAGGTGTATTTTCAGGCGACTGGAATAAGGCTTGGCAGGGAATATGCGACTTTTTCAGCGGTATCTGGAACACAATCTGGGGCGTGATCAAAGGAGTTATCAATCTGATAATCGACGGTATTAATATGCTCTGGACAGGAATTTACAACGCAGTTAAGGGTATAGTTGACGCTATCGGCGGTGTTGCCGGTGCTATAGGCGACCTTTTCGGGCAGGATTGGCATTTTTCGATGCCTGAAAATCCTCCGCTGATACCTAAACTTGCAAAGGGCGGTCTTGCTTACGCACCCACACTCGCAATGGTCGGTGATAACCGTAATGCAGGAACAGACCCGGAGGTAATTGCGCCTCTGTCAAAGCTCAAGGACATAATCGGCGAAGGCGGAGATATGACGGAAGTCGTACTTCTGCTTCGTGAGATACTGGAGTTTCTGAAAGGCCTTAATCTTATCGCTAAGGGTGAGGTTGACGGTAAAACGCTTTACCGGTTGATAGTACGTCTGAACAAAGAGAACACATACAGAACGGGGGTAAATGCGCTTGGCTAAAAATCTGATATGGGTTAAGGGTGTTCTACTCCCGCCGCCCGATATTGACGGCTATAATGCCACACGATGCAAGACGTGGGAACCAAACACCGGCAGAAATGCCGCAGGAACAACCGTCGGAAGCATACTTTGCTGGAAATACAAGATAGAGCTTAAATGGTCTTTTCTCACAGAAGCGCAGGTGAAGAGCCTGCGTAATCTGTTTGAGAGCAAACCCGATTATTTTGCCGCAAAATTCGACTATGACGGCGAATATAAGGAGATAACCGCATACAGTACAGATCTTACCGCCACAGGCAAGCTGTACGCAGGAAGCGGCTATTATTACAAGAGCGTGTCAATAAATCTGATAGAAAGGTAGGTGATAGTTTGTATACAAATGTTTCGGATGAGTTTAAGACGGCATTGAACAGTGCAGAACCTGTCTACTGCTGTAAGCTGGATTTCGGTAATGTAACGGTGAACGATCTGTTCAGCGTCAGCTATTCGGGCGGTTCATGCAGTGACAGCGTAGCACCGGGCGGAACGGTCATAGCAAATGCTAAAGTTGAGCTGTCGGCACTTCCTGCGTCGGTCAGAAAGGGAAGCACTTGCACGTTGTATTTTGGTGTGAACGGCGAATACGCCCCGCAGGGAGTGCTTACGGTAAACAAAATCGAGAAGAGCGGAGAACGGTTGTCGGTAACTCTTGAGGATAACATGGCAAAGACGGAAAAAGGCTATTTTTCTCGCCTGTCGTATCCGTCCACAACGCTGAAAATGCTGTCGGAGATTGCCACAAAGTGCGGCGTTGCCTTTAATACTTCGGGGCTTACGGCGGTAACGATAAAGGACAAGCCGGAGGGCTATACCTGCCGTGAAATAATCGGATATATCGCAGGGCTGTACGGCAAATTCGCCGTTTGTGACCGTACCGGCAAGATAGCGTTCAAGTGGTTTGACACTACGGTGCAATTGTCCGAAAACTGCTATGACACACCCACAGTTGCTACCGACGATAGTACAGTCGGACGTGTGGTGTGCGGAGATTTTACAGCCGGCACAGGCACTGCGATAACATACGACTGCCTGTTTATGACTCAAAATCAGCTGAACACGGTGCAGAAGTCATTAAACGGATTTAAATACCGCACGGGCGAAATTCCGTTGAGGCTTGGCAATATGCTGATAGATGCGTGGGATATGGTGAGCATAACCTACGGCGGAGAAACTGTGAAAATTCCTGCCGCTACTATTTCCGTGGCATATAACGGCGGCCTGTCTATGACAATAGAAGCACCTGCCGAAGAGCAGTCTGCGGACAGCGGAGAAAGCTATAAGTCGCCTGCACAGAAGCAGGCGGAACGAATAACCGCAGATATAATCAGTGTAAAACAAGCATTACTCGAAAAAGCGGATATCACCGAGCTTAATGCACAGATTGCAAACCTTGAAAACGTCTATGCCGCAAAGGCTGATATTACTGAGCTTTCCGCACAGATAGCCACGATTGACAATCTGACGGCTAAGAAAGCAGATGTTGAACAGCTGTATGCAAAGAAAGCGGATATAGATGACCTTGTGGCCGATACAGCAACGCTTAAATCACTGAAATCCAATGTTGCAAACATAGATGTTCTGCTGTCGGGCAAAGCCGGCACGGGTGAGCTGACATCTATAAAGCTGACTGCCGAAAATGCGGAAATAGCGACTGCGCTGATAAAGGACCTTACAGCCGCAAACTTCCGGTCAAAGACCATCGAAACCGATGATTTTACGATAAAATCAAGCAGCGGAAAATTGCAGATAGTCGGAAACACAATACAGATCAAGGATGTAAATAATACCGTCCGTGTCCAGATAGGCGAGGACGGTAAATCCGACTATGGCATTTACGTTACCGATGCAAACGGAAAGATAATGTTTACTTCTTATGACGGACTTCACGAAGACGGCATAAAGAGCGGCATTATCAAAAATGATATGGTAGCTGATGATGCACATATCAGCGGCAGTAAGCTGGATATTTCGAGCGTTATTGACGGTATCAATGCCGACAACAGCACCTATCTTAATACAAGTAAGGTCGTCATAGACGGAACATCTCAGACGATAAATGCAAAATTCACGGAGCTGACTGCAAGCATAGGCAGTATCGGCACCCGCACTTCAGCTCTTGAAAGCGACCTGTCGGGCTTTCGGACAACAGTGTCAGAAACATATGCCACGAAGTCGGCGGTTGACAGTATACAGATAGGTGGAAGAAATCTGCTGTATGACAGCACGGGGAACATCAAAAACGGCTGGAGCGGTAACACTATAATAACGGTTGATGGCGGAATATCAGGAAATAGCCTTGCAATATCCAGAACCGGCTATTCCGGCAATGCACGATATTTTGGCACGAACAAGAGGCACTTTCTGACAGATTTCGAGGTTGGCACAAGCTACACTCTGTCGGCATGGATAAAGGTCAGAAGCGATGTAGAGCTTGACGCAAGCGGGTATGTAATGGCACGATTTCGCTCGGCAGATGATAAAAAGCTGTATGCCCTGTCGCTGACGGTGAGCAGTCAGACAGAAAAAGACAAGTGGATTTACTATAAAAAGACGTGGACGATAAACGACAGCGACATAGCGAAGCTCGAATGCGTGGCTCTTGCGCTTGATAAAAACGGCATGATTGAGGCTTGCAATATCAAGCTTGAAAAAGGCACTAAGGCTACGGACTGGTCGCCTGCGGTCGAAGAGAACACGGAACGTATCGCAAGCCTTGAAGCAAGAGTGGCGGCACTTGAAGCGGTGGCGGTATCGGGAGGTGAGGTATAATGTTGGATTTTGGAAAGTGGATAGTCGAGGTCGCTGTGAACGGCGTTAAGAGCGGCAGCTTTGACAGAGCGTGGGCGGCTATGCAGCTTGGCAATCATTACAGCCGTGACAGGATAACGGCGGAGGATATTGCGAGGTTTGATACAGCGATTGATGAGTATGAGGCAAAGATGAACAAGGCGGATAATACGGAGATTTACGAGGAGGTTATATGAGCGAAAAACAGAAAAACAAGGATAAGGACAGCGCTCCGGTATATAAGAGCGGATACGGCGACGCACTGAAAAACAATCTTGCAAAGGTTATGGCAAAGAAGAATTTCAGATATGACGCAGATAAGGACAAGCTGTTCTCACAGTATAAGAACAGCTATGAAAAATCGGGCAGAACAGCTATGCGTGACACGATGGGGAATGCGGCATCGCTTACGGGCGGATACGGCAACAGCTATGCGGTTACGGCAGGTCAGCAGGCATATAACAGCTATATGTCAAAACTCAGCGATAAGATCCCCGAACTTGAACAGAGGGCGTATGAACGTTATAAGGATGATGAGGAAAGTGCGTATAAGCGACTCAATACGCTTATAGGACTTGAGAAGTCGGACTACGGAAGATACCGTGACAGCGTTGACGATTATAACACAAACAGAAATTTTGAATATAATAAAAGTAAGGACGCTCTGGCACAGCGTAATTTGCAGGCGCAGTTTGAACGGGATAATTACGAGAGCGACAGGGATTATAACCGCAGGGTATATGAAAACAACAGGGATTATAACCGTAGGGTAAACGAAAATGACAGGGATTATAACCGTAGGGTGAGCGAAAATGACAGGGATTATGCTCAGAAGGTGTATGACAGCGACCGCAATTATCAGATAAAACTGAACAACTCGCTGAAAGACGCTGTGGAGAATGAGGAAACCGACAGTACTAAATTTTCGCCGAGTGACGCTTATGATTTTATCAGCAAGTACGGGGATAAAATCTATACGGATGAAGAGTATATCGAGGCACTTTATCAGCTTTACGGTGATAAGGAGGGCTTCTTTGACTGGGTGGAGCAGATGGAGATACCCGGTGACACAAAGGGTACAACGTATCTTGAGCTGTTGTATGAGATACATCCGGAGCTTAAGCCGTCAACGTTTAAGAAAATGGGTATGCCCGATGATGAACTTATAAGAAGAACCGCAACAGGCGGCGGAGCTACGCCTCCTCATCCCAGAGCTTCCGGTGATTAAATCAGGAATGACCAAAAAGTAAAAAAGTCAAAGCAAAGGAGGGGGAAATATGAGCAGGATACAGATAATCATTGACAGCATAGCAGGTGCTGTCGGAGCGGTGCTGGGATTTATGTACGGCGAGGTAAACGGCTTGTTCCGTGCGCTTATCGCTTTTATGGTCCTGGACTATGTGAGCGGTGTGCTTGTGGCGATAGCGGAGAAGAAGCTGTCAAGTGCGGTAGGCTTCAAGGGGATAGCGAAAAAGCTGCTGATACTTGTGTTCCTGTCGGTAGGTCATATCGCAGACACCTATGTGCTTGGCGGTGTGCCTGTCGCTATGACGGCGGTAATGCTTTTCTATATCGCTAACGAGGGAATCAGCATTGTCGAAAACGCATCGGCACTGGGACTGCCGGTGCCGCAGAAAATAAAGAATGTACTAAGGCAGATAAAAAGTAAAAGCGGGGAGGACGACAGTGAGAACAAAGGGAATTGACATCAGCAGGGCGCAGGAGCAGTTCGATTTTACGGCGGCTGTGTCGGCAGGCGTGAAGTTTGTAATTATCCGTGCCGGCATACGCACGGATGAGGACACTTATTTCAGACGCAATATCGAGCAGTGCAGAAAACTCGGTATAGACTTCGGCTGTTACTGGTATGTTACGGCGACAGACACAGAGGAGCTTGACAGGCAGATAAATGCGTGCGTCAAGGTGATAGGCGATGAAAAGCCGTCATATCCCGTGTTCTGCGACATGGAGGAACAGCGTCAGATTGACAACCTCACAAGCAAGGAAAGAACCGATATGGCGCTTGAGTTCTGCGACAGGTTGAATAAGGCAGGACTTCCCTCCGGAGTGTATGCAAATCCTGCGTGGCTTGAAAGCTACTATCAGAAGGAACGTATTGTTGGAAAGCGTGATATATGGCTTGCACACTGGACCGAAAGCCCGGACTATGCAAGCAGATACGATTACGGGCAGAAAATGTGGCAGTGGGGTATTGACAGCATCGGCGGAAATGACGTTGACGGGGATATTTGCTTTGTAGATTATCCTGCGATAACGGCAAAATGGTATAAGGAAAACTGCGGTGATAAGCCGGAAAAGCCCGATAAGCCTGAGAGTCTGTTCAAAAAAGGCGACAGCGTGAGGGTGAAGCGTGGCGCAAGGTTTACAAACGGGGTTGAGCCGTATTCTTATGTATATGATACGGTCTATACCGTTCAGCAGGTGTCGGCAAGCGGCAAGGAAACGCTTATAGGCATCGGCTCGGTGCCTACCGGATGGCTTTATACAGAGAATCTCTACAAGGCGGAAAGCACGGAAAACAATGGCACAATGCAGAAATTCGCTGTAGGCGATAAAGTCAAGGTGAATTACGGCGCAAAGACGTATAACGGCGGTTCGCTTGCACTGTTTGTGTACACGAATGTGTACGAGGTTATGCAGGCAGGCTCGGGTGACAGAGAGGACTATATTGTTATCGGTCAGGGCGGGCAGGTCACTGCGGCGGTAAGAGCGGAGGACCTTACGAAAATATAGCATAAAAATAACGCACAGGCGAACAGCCTGTGCGTTTGTGCTTTTAAAACGTGCTATTATGCTTATCTGTAGGTCGTGAATTCCTGTACCCAGTAATACTTATAAGCATCGTTATATGTGCCGAATGCTACGGCGAGATTTTCAAAATCGGGATTGAGAATATTTTCACGGTGACCCTTGGTGGAAGCCATCCAGCTGTCGACTACTCTCTGTGCGGTTGGCTGACCTGAGCCGAGATTTTCTCCGACGGAGCAGAACTTATACCATAACTCATCATCGCTGTAGCCGTATATGGTCTTGAAGTTTGAGCCGTCCGGCCGCAGATGGCTGAACTTCTGCTCAATTTCACTGCAACGTGCCTTCGCCGCCTTGTATGCGTTTGCATCCCACTTATAAGGCTTAAGTCCGTAGGAAACACGGATTTCATTCACGATACGGAAAACCTCCGCCTCTTCTGCGGTGCAGTTTACGGGGCTGTCGGTTATGACCGGTGCGGGAGTTGCATTATCCTGCACGGTGGGTTTTGCCGCTTTGGGAACGGTAGTTGCGACAGGCTTGCTTCCGGAAAGATAGTCGCTGTGGATATATGTGCCGTCATCGAGCTTATAGTAGCCGGTGTCTGTCAGTGCGGCAATATTTACCGCATCTCCGTAATATTTATAGGAAATGACCTCAGAGCCTTGTAAGCCCTCTTTTCTTGCGGAACAGCTTGAAATGTTTATGTACATTGTGCCGCTGCACTTCTTTTCTGTCCATGCGGGCTTTGGTGCGGCGGTTGTAGCAGGAGCTGTAGCCTTGGTTGTTGCGGGAGCTGTAGCCTTGGTTGTCGCCGCTGTGGTCTGAGTGTTTTTTGCTGTTGTGGTTACCGATGTGGTTGCCGATGTAGCCTTGGCGGTTGTGGTTGCCGATGTTGCAACGGTGGTTTCCTGTGCCTCGTTATGCTTGATGGCTTTGGTGGGAACCTTTTGTTCCCCGACAGGCGCAGTAGTGGAATATGATGACGCTAAACCGTTGTTGTAGCTGATACCCTCGTCATCGGCTTTAACTCCGAACCATGAGTAACGGCTTGACAGAACGCAAAGAGCGACTACGGCAACAAAACCGCATGACGCACAGCCGATTTTAAGAAAATTGCCGTGTGACTTCTTTTTTCTGTCATATGTCTGAATCCCGCTTTCACGGTCTTCGGTTTTATTTTCTTCGTTCGTGTTCATGGGTATCACCTGCCTTTTGCCTGAACTTAACGGTAAGCATAATTTCACATCTATATTTTAGCACAAATGCGTTGAGCGTGTCAACAGATACTGAAATTACCAAAAAATATTTGTAAGGGTTGCACAAATTAATGTGTAGCGTTTATGTAAAATCACAATAAAAATAAGTCTGTTAAAAATGCACTGTTATAAAAGCGAAAGTAGATGTATTTTTGTACAAAAGGGCGAAATGGTTACAAAACGGTAACAAAATAGTTACAAATTGTTGCGGGTTTGTAATCTTTTATGTTATAATGGCGGTGACGGAAAAGATTGCTGTCTTTCATGACGGAAGGAAAAGCAACCTTAAAGGTGTGGAGCGGGCATTATGCCCGTTCCTGCTTTTAACGGAAAAAGCGTTGATTTATCACCTGTCGTTCACAACGGCGGGTTATTATATAAATATATTGATTGTTTGGGGCGTATGCCCGTTTGTTTTGGTTTATACGGAAAAGGATTGATAATGGGAAAACTGATGATACCCGATTATCGTGACGATATTGAGGAAACTATACTTCCTGACAGCGACAGTGAAAAGGAAGCGCAGGAGGCTGATGTAAAGCCTGCGGTTGCCGATACGTCGGAGAATCGGAATGAAGAAAGCAACGAAGAAAAAGATAAAGGCAAAACCGGTATATCTGCTGTTGCCGACAGAATCTTTGATTTTCTGGTTATGGCAGGGCAGTATTTCTGTCATATCATAGCCGATGTATTTTCAAAGCCTGCTGTATATGTGGCTTATGCCGCCGTGTTTATATGGAAGCATACGGCGCTTTTCAGGGACGCAGTAAAGAGGACGTTCTGCGAAATAGGCAGCTTCTTCTTTGCACCTTTGTTAAAGTCAAAGCGTGTGCTTCAGCGTACAAACAGGCAGATAAGGACCGCAAAGGAGCAGGGCGACAAAAAGAAGGCGGCAAAGCTGTACGGAAGTATAGCAAAGGACGCAGTATTCGGCAAGCAGGGTCTTGCGGTAACGCTGTTCAACTATGCCGCACCGATCATCGCAATAGTATTTCTTATGAGCGTTGTCGGATATGCGACGGGTACAGACTATGCGATAAAGCTGACGGTTGACGGAAAGTTTGTAGGATATATCGAAAGCGAGCAGGTATTCAATGACGCAGAGCGTATAATGCAGGAGCGTATCACATATATCGGCAACGAGAAGAAGATAAGCATGGAGCCGGGATATTCGCTCGAAATGCTCGGTGATCAGGAATATCTGACGAAATATCAGCTTGCAAACAAGCTGCTTGAACTGAGTGATACTCCTATCGAGTATGCATACGGAATGTACATAGGCGGAAAGTTCTACGGTGCGCTTGTTGACAATACAGCGGTTGAGGCTGAACTTGAGAAGATACTTGACGGCTACCGCACAAATGCAAAGGACGAGGACGTTGCATTTGAGAAGGATATAGAGTATGTTCCCGGTCTTTATCTGTCGGACAGTATTGTGTCGAGTGATGAGATCATCAAGCTGATAAATTCCAAAAAGGAAGAAGCGTCCTATTACACTGTGGTTGACGGCGACAGCCATTCGGGAATATGCTCAAAGCTTGGGATAAGCATGGAAGAGCTTGAGGCATTGAATCCCGGTATTATGGATGAGGACTATGTGCTGAGAGCCGGTGAAAAGCTGCTTAAAACGCAGGAGGTGCCTTTCCTGTCGGTAAGTATTTCAAGAACGGAAACATACAACGTTGAAGTTCCGTATGAAACGAAATATGAGGACGATGATACACGCTATGAGGGCGTTGAAACGGTTTACCAGGAGGGCGAGACCGGTACGAACAAAATCACCGCAAAGGTGTATTATGTAAACGGCGAAGAGGTCAAGCGTACCATAAAGAAAACCGAAAGAGTGAAAGAGCCTGTAACGGAGATAATCCTTCAGGGTACTCTGCCTCCGCAGTCATCGCATTATTCAGATGCTTCTGCCGATACGGGCAAGAAGTATATATGGCCTGTTGACGGCGGCACATTCTGGGAGTGGGGCTGGTGGGACGGCGGTTATGCCGGACACAGAGGCGTTGATATAGGCGCACCTTACGGTACGGATGTATATGCCGGAGCAAGCGGTACTGTAATATTCGCAGGCTGGGACAACGGCGGACTCGGAAATGCCGTGATGATACTTCATCCCGACGGATACACAACGGTATATGCCCACAACAGTGAGATATTCGTCAGTGCAGGTCAGGAGGTAAATCAGGGCGAGTGCATAGCCGCAGTAGGTGAAACCGGACTTGCATACGGCTGTCACTGCCACTTTGAAGTAAGGTACGGTTCGGAAAGACTGAACCCGAGATATTATCTCAGCGGTCTGCCGGATCCCGGATATTATTAATATGAAATTTAACGGATAACAGGAAACAACCGCTGTGCTGAGGCATGGCGGTTGTTGCGTGTCGAAAAAGTATTTTTCGACACGCTGAAGACGTTGAGAAACACACGCAGACAAGGAAACCGCTCCGACAGGCGTACAAAGGTACGTTGAGGGGCGGTTGACGCAGTGAGCAAAAATGCTTTCACACAGCCGTTTTTACGGCTGTGTGAAATTCTTTTACTTATCCTATTTTAATTTTGTGTCAGATAATTTATCTGCATTTTTGCGGTGCGTGGGTTTATCGACAGTCTGAACCGCTGTGCTGAGGCATGGCGGTTGTTTGTCTGTCGGAATGCACCTTGACAATTTATTGAAAGTGTGATAGAATACAAATAAAGAGGG